TCGTCTTCCTCGTCTTCTTCGTCAGCGCGCATACTGGTGCAGACGGAAGCGAGTTCTTCGGAAGCCTTGACAATGGCGCTAATCTGCCACCTTTGAACAGGCGAACCTGCTTCTATCATGTCAAGGATGTTCTTCGCTGCGTTGATGGCGATCTTGAGTTCCTTCTGGGTCATTTCGTCGCCCGGGTACTCGTCAGCGCCTTCGTTGATCTTCTGCGCGAATATTTCTCGAAAGGTCTTCATGGGTTGTTGCTCCTGTGAGGTCGGTTGGTCTTTGCTATTTATCGACCTGGAGCACTAGGTTCACTCGACAAACCTTCTTGTGAAACGCGCCTCGCACAACCCACATTCACAGTTTCGCCAGCGGCGACAGTAGAAGACTTACGATCAAAGTCGTCATACCAGGTGATTAGATACACGATGCGATCCTCTCCATCTTACGATGTAACTCTACACCGGCAAAACATAAATGTCAATTGTTAGTTCTTAACCAGACCATACATAGTAACAACCTTGAATTTCACGCTCCACCCGAGAGCCTTATACTCAGCGATCCGCTCGAGCCCTTCTTCTTCGGAACCCACTAGGGTGTGAAACGTTGTTCCGTTGTCATAATAGTTTGTGCTCACGACTGCATAGAACGCCGTGAATACTTCTACACCTGGAACAGAATCTTGGATTGCGCGGATTTCAGTAGACGTGAGAGTTTTCATTTTGTCACCCAAAAGGTTGGTTATCACTTTTCGTCAGCATCACACGTTCTCTCGCATTTTCAGGTACTCATTGATGTCATCTTGAATATCACCGAGAGTGATGTGCCCGCCTTGCCACTCAGCATACAGTCGCTTACGTTCGGTTTCCATGTTGATTTCCAGCCCAGTGAGGTTCTTCACATGAACTGCGTGAAGGTAGACAAGATCACGAATCTTGCGCTGGATAAGTTGTTTGGGTTCATCTGTCATCATGGTTCCTTCATACAGGATTCGCTGCAAGGTGTCAAGAGCGAAAACTTCGTTTGCATAAATAACACACAAGGTGCAGGAAATACGAAATTCATCGTAAGAGGCAAGCGTGAAGTAGATACAGTCTACCGTTCATGAGGAATAGTTGAGTTCGCACTTAGGTGCCGGTGGGGTTCCGCTCAACATCTTGCATCGTTTAGTCGGGGGCTTCGGCCCCCGTTTTCTTATACGGCAATGTAAAAAACTCGGGTGTGAACCCGTCGAAACCGCCTCCTGAGTTGAGAAGTTTCGTGAGCGCTTTCGCTTCTTCCTTGGTCTTTCGAGACGAAACGACCGTTCCAGTGGGCGTCTCGGTGATGTGATACATCCCATCTTCGAAGTCGTATCTGTAGTTCATTTACCAACCCTTTTTCTTGTTGAACCTGGTCTTCGGCTTGAACTCTTCCTCTAGCATAGCCTCGCCAAAGTCTGTGTTATCCATGACTGATTTATCATCGTCGCGCTTTGGCTTGGAAGGTGTGAAGCCTCCTGCGACATTCTCTTGCGCTGATTCTTCAAGGTCGAACAGACGCATCTTCGAACGGTCGATGCCGACTACAAAGCGTTTCGGTGTGTCAACAGACCCCCATCGGTTTTTCAGTTGCTTCACCATGATCTGCCCGAGTTCTTCTAGGTCGGGGGAAGAGACGATTGCAACCATGAAGTCGACAGTTGCCGCAAGCCCGAAAGACTCCGAGACTTCGGTGATGTCAACGTCCGAGTTGCTGTATCCGGTTCTGTTGGTCTGAGTCGCACTGACGATAGGAACGTCAAACTCGACCGAGAGCCCCCGGAGTTCTTCCGCGATGTTTTTGACGTAAGTGTATGAGTTCACACTTCCGCCTTGCTTGACGCGAGAGGAAGCGCAGATGTTCAGGTAGTCGATATAGATGATGTCGGGAACGAAGTTCTTCTTGAGCCTGAGTTCATTCAACAGATGTCGGAAGTGCCCCGAGTGCGCAGAGGCAGTCGGATACTCCTTGATGATGAGTTTACCGTGCGTCTTCGCCTTGATCCTTTCGAGTCGCGTTACAAACGACTCCCGAGGCGCCAACTTCAGTTCATCGATGGTCCAGTCCAGCAGGTTGGCGTCGATACGCTGCGCGATCATTTCTTCCGCCATTTCCATACTGATGTATAGAACGTTGCGCCCGTGCATGAGGTTCGCCGCGGCGCAATGCGCCATGAAGAGGGTTTTACCTACGCCGGTTCCCGCCATAAAGATGCTGAGAGACTTCCGCGAGAGCCCGCCCTTAGTGATCTTGTTGAAGTAGTCAAGGTCGAACCCGATTTTGTTCTCTACATTGTGGTAGAAGTCATACCGCTGTAGGAAGTCCTCGGTGTAGTCGTGCCCGATGTTGCTGTCAAAAGACACCGCGAGTGCGGATGACAGAAGTTCAGGTATCGAACCTTTGGTCAGGTCCTTTACCTTTCCGTCAAGAATCAGAATCGACTTCCGAACGGCGTTGAATACGGCCTTGTCTTGACAGAACTTTTCAGTCTTGTCAACGACCCATTCCAGGTTTGTCTTTTCGTCGTGCTTGAGAGACTTGATTATGCTCTCGACCTTCTTGAACCGCTCTTCGTTGAGTTTTTCGCTTTCGCTTGCGGCAATCAGAAGGGTTTCGCGCGTAGGTAGAGAGTTGTAGGTTGTCACATGTTCGTTGATTTTCGAAAAAACGAACTGTTCATCTTGGTCGCTGAAGTATTCATCCTTGATGAAAGGCAGAACCTTCCTTGTGTATTCTTCGTTGTAGACTAGATTCGATAGGATTGTTTGCTCGAGCATTGGTTCTCCAAAGGTTGACTATGAAAGGGAAGAACCCCGAAGTCATTCTTCGGGGTACTCTTCGTTCTCTTCGTCTTTCAGTATTGAGTCAGACGCAATCTGATATCGCTTCTTGAGGTACTCAGCGAAGTGCGTCGTGTAGATGACTGGCGCCCAGAACTCCTTGTTGTCGGTTTCCTTGGCCCGGAACTTCTTGTCTTCAATCTCGCCGGTTTCTTGGTCGACCCGAGAATACCATCCGACTGAAGGCTTCACGACAAAGCCGCCTTCCTGCGCGATATCAAGAAGCCCCGACCACTTGTTGATTCCGCCTTCGAAGCGAACGGTGAACGGAAACTTCGACTTCTCTCGAACAAACCGCGACTTCTCGACATTCATCGTGAAGTGGTAACCCTTGAGTTCTGTGCCTTCCTTGTCCTGCGCCTTCGTGATGATGAAAACCTGGTTTGCGGAATACATGCCGCCGGTCCCGCCGGACATGACAGCCTTTGAGTAAAGTTCCATCGTGTTGTAGACGTGGTTGATTGCGACACAAGGAATATCCTTTGTGGTCAGGTGAGGCGTCACGATCCGCCATAGCGACTTCATGACCCGAGCGCGCGTCATGTCTGCCACCGACTTCTCGTCAAGTGCGTCTTCGACTTCCTTCTTCGAAGCCAGATTGCCGATACTATCGATGAAAATGATGACCTTATCGCCGCGGTTGATGTCTTCAAGCCGCTTCGCGATGTCGAACTTGAGTTGCTCAAGGTTCTCAATAGGTATATGAATGACTCGGTCGGTGTCAATGCCGTTCGCTCGAATATACTCGGGCGTGATGCCGAACTCCGAGTCGTAGAAGAGACAGACCGCTTCCGAGTTCTTTCGAAGGTATGCTTCGACAAACAGAAGCCCGAGAAGCGACTTGAAACTCTTCGACTCGCCCGCAAGGAAGGTCAATCCCGATGTCAAACCCCTGTCAACCGCGCCCGACAGAGCGATGTTGATGATAGGGACTTCAGTCGGAGCGCTATCCTTCACACTGAAGAACTTCGAATCCGAAAGGATGGTCGCTTTGATGCTTCCCGACTTCCTCAGTTTTTCCATAAGACTAGACAAATCAATATTCTCCTTTGCGAATGCGTTCTAGTTTTTCCTTGAACTCGTTGATGCGCTCAACGCGGTCAGGCCACTTGATGATTGTTTTTTCAGGGTTTTTGCTCAGATTATTCAGCAAGACTAACACAGCCGAGTGCATCCTGTCAAGCCTTTCTTCCAAGTCGTCAGAAGAAACCTCGTCTTCGTCTTCCATCGAAAACCCAAAGTCGTCTTCGAAGTCTTCTATATCCATGTCAGTCTCCAAACAGGGCTTCAAGGGTTGCGATTTTGGTGAGTTTCCACCCGATAACGTCCGTTATAGACTTGAGAGGGCTTTCGAAAGCCTTTTCGAACTGAGTGTCATAGTCTATGTATCGTGCCACGTCCAAAAACTCCTTGGGCAGGTCGCCCGAGACGCTGATGACGTTTTCCATACTCGGGTTGGGGGTGCGCAGATAGCAGAACTTGATCTTGTCCCCATCCTGAAGTTTGGGTATCTCCCGTGACAGGTTTCGCTTGTCGATAAGACGGTTGAAGACGAAAGCGCCGCGAACGTGAATCGGGACGCCGGGCTTCCACCCGTTCGAGTTGCCCCACTTTGTCATTTCCGACAGGGACCGCGGGAAAGCAACTTTCTCGTATGGCAGAGTGTAGAACTCTTCGCGGAACTTCTTGACGAACTCGATGAGTTCATCATTGGTGCCTTTCATGATGATCGACAACCCCTCTTTGATCTTCTCACGACAGACCATCGGAGTCGATGACCGAACGGCTTCGATGCCCATGATCTTGAGTTTCGGTTCTGCATATTGAACGCCTTCGGAGTTGTAGACGTTCAAGATATACATCTTCTTCTTCCGCCAGATGCCCACGTCAGCAATCGACTCTCGCTTCATCTTCATCTTCTGCGCGAAAGCGTTCACGTTGTCAGCGAGCCTTTGGTAACTTTCATCGATGAAAGGCTCGAGAAGTTTGGCGCAGATTTTGTCCAAGTAATGAACGACCTGCTCCTTGTCGGGGATTTCCTTGAACCCTGCTTTGACGACAGAATCCAGTCTCAAGTAGACCGAGTCTGTGTCGGATGCGACCACATAATCAATGCCCGTGGTCTTGAGTTTCTTGTTAAGGAACAGGTTGATGTTCTTCTCAATCCATCGAATAGAAAGTTGCCCGCCGAGTGTGACGGATTCTGCATAGGCAGGGTTGAACCAACGGAAGTATTGGTTGCCAAGGCACTAAAGAGAGCCGTATGCACAGTTCAACTGAATCTTTTTGGCATGCTGAATCTTGTCATACCTAATCGACTCGTTTTGCAACTGGCGACGGCGCTCTAATAGTACCTCCTTTCTCCTAATCAGTTCATCTTTTTGCATTTCCAACCTTTTGCCTTTCCTTTTTTTACGACTTCACCGCGTCTATACGACATGTATAGAGTGACATAAGGTATTCCGCGAGATTCGCAGAAGTCTGTCATCCTGTTTGTAACATATTTTTCGCCTGTTGGCGACTCTATCTCCCACGTCGAGTTCAAAGAGTCTCTCAACTTGTCCCGGTTGCCTTCTTTCGTATGCCAGGCTTTCAGAGAGTCACCTATCTTCTTCCCGACCTCCGGGGGTCGCTTGGCGCCTGTGTTTTTTTCTGTGGCCTTGGCCAAGTTCCGTATGGAAACCTCCTTGTAGAAGTCGGGATTTTCACTCCGCGTTTTTTTGCCGGCTTCGATACATTTCTTTCTAGTTTCCGGGTTATTTCGCATATGGGAGTTATCCCCAGCGTTCAAACCAAGTCGGTTTATATGGTCGAAACCGCCCTTGCCTCCTTTGCACAAGTTGTAACACATTTCGTCGTGTATTACACTCTCGTTGACTAACTCGATTTCTTTCTCTATACACTCCTTTTCGTTATCGAACACGAACAACACTTCCTTTTGGAAGTTCGATTTTCCATACTTCTTTATGGCTTTCCTAATGAGGGGCCCGCTGCCCATGTAGTCGTCATTAGGGTTATAGGTCTTATGACGCCCTATGTAGTATTTGCCATTCGTATTGTTTGTGACCTTGTATATAGTGTGAAACATGAAATCTCCTGAAATACAGTTTTCCCATACAGCAGGATTATTTATATTTCTGCAGTTCTTTCTCTATTTCCGCGAGTTCCGCTTCGACTGATTGCAACTCTTTCTGAGCAGTCAACATTCTGTTTTTGAAGTCTTTTCGATCAACATACAACTTTTCCATGATGGCGCCCAAGAACCCCTGTGAGTCTCGTTTCCAGAGACACCCGTTCGGAGTGACCGTGAGGTTCTTTTCTTTCAGGAACTTGAGAAGGTCTTTGTTCTGCTCTGTGTTTTCGTTGTATACAGTGTCAATCATCTTGCCGATGTCAGTCTCGCCAAGCCCGATCTTGCCCCAATACATTTCAGGCGAGATATTGTATTGCATGATGAGGTGCGGATACAGCGAGTTCAGGTCGAAAGACACGATCCACTCATGACGCCCAAGCATGGGTTCCTTGACATAACCCCCTTCGAAAGCGAACTCTGCGCCGTCATACTTGTATTGCGGAATGACGATGTTCCGTTCCATGAGGTAGTTGTGAATGATAACATCCCACATACGAACGGATGTATAAGCGTCGGTGAAGTTCAGTTTCGAGTCGTAGGACAGCGCAAGGACCAGTTCCAGAAGTTTCAACTTGTCTTCCAGTTGGTTGACGATTTCCGTATCTCGAATGTTGTATTCGGCATACAGTTGGAAGTTCTTTTCGTATAGCCCGTGCAGAGAGCCATACTCGGAGTAATCCGTCTTACCGACTCCAAGTTCGACATTCGCGATGTGGTCAAGAGAGTAGGACTCCCGAGTCGTGAACGTCCACTTCTTGTAGACAAGCATGTAGTCCATGACCGCCACGCCCGCGATGTCATACGTTTTGTATTTTTTCCCGAGAGAGTTGACCTCTTCCTTTTCGCGAACGCGCCCCCACGGGGACAGTCGCTCTGCATGAGCCTGCCCGAGAACCCTTCGAATGCGGTTGATGATATATGGAATGTCGAAAGACTCGATGTTCCACCCCGTGACGATATCGGGGTCCATTTCACACCACTCGTTGATGAAGCGAGCGAGAAGTTCCGCTTCGTCGCGGCACCGAATGACCTTGACGTTAGGAATGTGCGAGTGGTACTCCTTCACCGAGAGGAAAACATAGTCCTTCCCGTTCGACAGAGTGATAGCCGTGATTTCACGGTTAGCAGTGTCAACATCCGGAAACCCATCGTCCGACATGGTTTCGATGTCGAAAGACACGATGTTGACAAGTTCCCGGTCGTAGTGGATTTCTCCGGGGAACTTGTCGTTAATGAAAGGGTAGACGAAGTTGGTCATTCCGAAGAACTCGAAGTTCTCGATTCCTTCGTATTGCTTGATGAACTCCTTTGCAGACTTGATCGAGTCGAACTGAATCTTGTCAGCAGGGTCACCGAATACCGTTCGATATTCGGCGTCTGCTTTCTTGGACTTGACAAACAGATACGGTTTGTAAGACAGTTCGTATTGACGGCGCTTGCCGTTTTCGATTGAACGGACAAGAAGTTTGTTGCCATACTGAATGACATTCAAGGGGAAGTTTTTGCTCATTTTTACCTGATGATGTCGATTTCGCTTGCGTTTTCGTTCCAAAGTTCCTGCTTGGTCCGAAGTCTACCTTCAGCCTTGAGGTTGTCGAATCGCTTCTGTGCCAGTTTTTTCCACCAGACAGTCACGTTTTCAATGGTGAACTTATCATAGTTCTCCCCCTTAATCAACTCATCGGTCTTGCCGAGGATATAGTCTCGGGTGTTGGAGTATCCATAGTCGGATATGTAGACGCGCTTCTGCTCCGTCAAGTCCTTCGCCTTTTCGATGACCTGAACAAAGTGGTTGAAGTCGTCTTCGTTGTGCTTCTTCAGCGAAGCCTTGGTGATGGCGATCATCATCGTTTGAAGAGAGAGTTTGACGGATGAAGCCTTCGTTTTCAGAGGTTCCCCGTTCTTGTCTCCGAACCACTCCTTCAACTCCGCGAACTTTTCATCGTTCAAGAGAGGCGTGAAGTCGCTGTCTGTCAGCCCCTTGTATCGAAGGAACGGCTTCATGCCGTCATACTGAGAGGAACTCTTTGTCGAACCGTAGAGCGACGTGGTTTCGAAGTGACAGATGTTCGAACCGTATTTCTGGTCGAAAATCGCCTTCACTTCGTGAGTGCAGCAGATGCCCGCCATCAACTTCCCGCCGAGATAGTTGTATCCGAAAGGTTGTGTCGGAACGATGATGAGCCCCATACACGCCGCGTCGTTGAACCTCTGCATCGACTTCAGGTCGTATGTGTTGAGCGGTTGCCCGAGAAACTCGTTTCGAGGCTTCGAGTTGATGACACATGAACCGATGCGGATGAACCCGATGATTTTGTTGGTCGTTCTCTCGAAAACCATGAGTTTCACCGTGCGCCCGGGCGCGGACTTTTCGATTGCATGTGAAGTGGTGACTTCAAGATAGTCATCGAAGCGGTCATCCGCCAGACGGACTTCGATCTTCATATCGTTCGGGTTCATGTCGAAGTCGGAAAACATGTCATCCCCGATAGAGAATCCAGGCAGGGGTGTTCCGATTTTCTCCATACGCTCGAGTTTTACTCGCCTTAGGTAGTCGTCTATTCGCCCGAACCCCTCGAAGTAGTCTTCGAAGTACTTCGATGCATACTTGGCATCTTCGTGAGATAGAATCAGCCCCATGTCAAAACCTCCATGTAAAAAGTCATCATAACACCCGATGCGAGTGTTGTCAAGTGAAAACGGGGACCGAAGCCCCCGTTTCCTGTTACTCTGTCAGGTAACTTTTGTGCTCGCCGGGCCCTTCGCCCTTGTTTATGTCGATCTTTCGAGACTTCTTTTGGGGCAGTTGGCTTTCCAGCCAGATGCGAAGCATGCCGTTGATGAGTTCGGCGTTCTTCACTTCGATGTTGTCAGCGACAGCGAAGTTTCGCGCGAACGGGCGTTCCGCAATCCCCTTGTAGAGATATTCAGAGGCTTCCGAAGTCGCCTTGCTGTTACCTTCGATTCTGAGGGTGTTGCCTTCCATTTCGATGTTGATGTCAGACTCCCCGAACCCCGCGACTGCAAGTTCGATGACATACTTGTTGTCGTTGACCTTCTTGATGTTGAAAGGCGGGTATGTGAAAGACTTGTTGGTGAGTTGCTTGTTTGCGTCTTGAATCGCCTTTGCTGCGCGATCAAAACCAACGAAAAAATCGTCCATGCTTGTCATATTTCTCTCCTATGTTAGCAAGATTTGAGCCCCATGCGGGCGCTCGTTACGACACGCCAGTGCTACCATAGCCCCCGGCGCGATTCGTCTTCTGTTCCGGGCGATTTTCCGCGACAGAAAACGAAACTCGGTTATTGAGAACGACTTCCGCTTGGCAAAGCCGGTCGCCGTCTCGTATCGTGAAAACGTCATCAGACATGTTAAGAATCAGAATGCGAGTCTCTTCAACGTAGTCTGCATCAATGACTCCCTCGCAGTTCGCGAGTGTGATACCGTTCTTGAGTGAAAGCCCCGACCTCGGGTGCAAACGGATGGATTGAGACTCTTCTAGATCGAAGATGAGCCCAGTCGGAACAAGGGCTCGTTCGCCCGGAAGGACTTCGAGAATGTTCCCTTCAAGTTCGACTTCGTTCTTGAAGTTATCTCTCTCGTATATGGTGACCTTGTCGCCCGGGCGGATGGAAGCGCGAAGGTCGAAGCACGCGGCCCAATCCGTTCCGTATGCGGGAAGGTGCGCTTCAGGATACATCTTATAGATTTTCAACGTGTTCATAGTGTTGCTTAGTCTCTCTTCTTTCCTATGCTATACTTTGGGAGCAGTTCCCATTCGCTTTTCTCTTTGTGCGATATGACCTTTATCATCGACAGAGGTGCCTTTGGAATCAAGGCGTCGCTTGCGTCAACGACTTTGACCAGTTTCCAGTCAGCGAGCAGGGATACTATGGTGTTTCTCCGCCCGAGGTCGTCTTCAGTGAACTCACTCGGCTTGCCATCGAGCATGAATAGTTCTTTGAAGTGCAGGATAACATAACGCCCTTGCTTGTGCAAGATGTGACAAGATTGATACAGTTTGTTATCATGCTTGGACGCGACTCCAATTCGAGTCAGCGTTTCTCGGACTTTGAGGAAGTTGTCAGGCGACGGCAGTTCTATCTCAATACCAACACCTTTGAAAATGTCGTCGTTCATATCACAGAAACCTTATCGTTGTTATTGTTCCTGCTTATTTAGACGAACCGCCAGTTTCTCTCGTTTTCAGAATCGCTTTGACTTGGTCACTTGTCAGGATTTTCAGGTACTGGTTTGCGACGGATTTGTTACACCCGTAAACAGAACAGATAGCGTTGATGATTTCAGACGGTTCATTCTTGAACCAAGGCTTGTGTCTCTTTCCCTTTCGAACCGAGTTCAGAAGATACTCGAACTGCGGGCGCTTATCAAGGTGATAGTTGATGTTCATATCATTCGCGAACTCAATCGTGTCGTAGTGATACGATAGAGCGCGATTGGTCAGAAACGGGTTGTATTCCTTTTCTGCGAGAGCGTCGTCTTCGCTGCCTCGCATCAGGTTCTTCTTTCCCGTGTTTATCTGAGTGACATACTCAAACGGGTTTCTGGTTGTCATAGTCTCCACTCCGAAAGACGGAAGCACACTCGTAGCAAATCTCTACCTCCTTGGTTCGCTTGCCCCATATGAAGGACCTATACTTCATCTTGACTGTTATGGGAAGTTCTTCATCGGGTATGTCTTTCTCACATCCGAAGCACTTTCTCATTTGAAGTCAATCTCCGCCATCAGAGAAGCCAGCGCGGCGACACGGTTCACTTCCGTATCCGCGACGAAAGCCTCTTTGAACTGATATTCCGCAAGGATGATGACCGCAGTCGCGACTCCCGATGAACTCTTGATTTGAGTAGGAAGCACGTCATACAGGTGGCGATACAGAACCGACGCTTCCATGTCAAGGTTTTCGGAAACCCACTTGCGCATACCGTCGAAGTTCTTCTTTTTCAGGAAGTCGATCAACGACTCGATATTTTCTGCACCGAGGTTGCGCAGGATGCCGGAATCTATAGAACCCGTCGCGGAATACCTCTGAAGCTCATTGAGAGTCCGGCGCCAGTCTGGAAAGTGAGTCTGGATAAGTTCCGCGACCGTCTTTGGGTCATACTTCACACCCTCGGTTTCGAGAATGTGACATGTGCGCTTGAAGAACTGCGCCGCGATTTTCGCCTTCTGAGCAGGCGGAATCGTAAAATCAATGACGCTGCACCGTGACCGAAGCGGTTCGATGATCTTGTTCTTGAAGTTGCATGTCAGGATGAAACCACAGTTCGAAGAGAACTCTTCCATGAAGTTCCGAAGAGCGGCTTGCACGGCGGCACCCAACCCGTCGGCTTCGTCAAGAATGATATACTTGCGCCCACCCGCGAAAGAGACCGTGCTCGCGAAGTTTGCGATATCGACCCGCAGGACTTCGATAGAACGCCCTTCGTTCGAACCGTTGATGATTAGGTAGTCGGCACCGATTTCATCAAGCATTGCTCGCGCGACGGTTGTTTTACCGATGCCGGCGCGCCCCGACAGAAGAAGGTTTGGGATGTTGCCTTGCGAGACGAACTCTTGAAAAGTCGTCTTCATTTCAACAGGCAAAATAGTATCCGCGATCTTGCGCGGGCGATACTTTGCGACCCAGAGGAAGTCAGTCACGTCATTCATCATCATGCTCCAAAAAAGAAGAAAGGGGTTTCCCCCTTTCTATCACTGTTCGCTCGCGGTGTCAACAAGAACTTCGTCGGTTTCCTGTTTCGTTTGTGCTTCTCGCCCGGCTGCCAAGAATGCAGCCATACGGGCACGCAGCGTGCCCACGGCAAGAAGTTCCTCGCCACGGAACGCCCCTCGTGCGGTTACCGTATCGATGATGTTGACCGCGAGTTCGATGTCGTTAAGATTGAGTTCGACTTGTTGCATATTTACCTCTTGTGTTGATTATCGTGCTTCGATAGCGATCCAGTAACGGACCTTATCGGACTTGAAGAAAGCGACTCCGTTCGAAGAAAGAGAGACTTCGTAGTCCGAAGGAAGAAGTTTCAGATTGTCGACCTTGATGACCGTCTTGAATGGCCCCGAATTTTCGACCTCTCCCACCTCGACCTCGAAAACGTCACCAGTGCTGTTCTTCGTATCGACAGCAGCCATAGAGACCGTGGTTCCGTTTCCGATGAAAGCGATTTCAGTGAGTTGAAGAACACCAGCCGCGCGCCGAGCGTTTTGAATGTCTTCCCACTTGATGTTGAGTTTCGCAATCACGTTGTTGACCGGAAGTTCCTTGTCCGGAGCGCAGACGATCATCGAAGGGGCTGCGTAGGTATAACTCACCTTGCTCTTTCCACCCGCGATGATGAACTTCTCTTTCTGGAAGTCGACATCAGGGTTCTTGAACAGCGAGACGGTCGCCAGAAAGCGAGACAGGTCGAAGATTCCCGCTTCCGAAGGAATGTCATCGTCAATCGTCGCCGCAGCCATCACGGTCTTCTGAGGCGACATGGTGCGGATTGTCTTGCCCGGGCGCAAGAGGATGTTGGTGTTGATTTCCGAGAAGTTCTTGAGGATGCTCAAGGTCTGGTCACTGATGTTCATACTTTACCTTTCGTTGCTTTCATCGCACGGCGTTCCTTGCGATTCGGTTGTTTGTCCACATTAACACTAACGTCGTTCTGTGTCAAGTAGTTCTTTTGGTTGGATTCTGCGCTTGCCGTCGGGGACGCTTGAATGGCAGCGAGTGCAGCCATAGAACCACCAAAGACGTAAGAACCGACATGCTTAAGTTGCATCCACGGGCAGAGCCACACTTTCAGCCCGATGCGGCGGGCATAGAGACTAAACATGTAGTCTTCCGACAGATACCGACGACTTTCGGGTTCAATGATCGTGTCGAAGTAAGCGGTGATTTCTCTCGACCCATCGAAGTTCTGGGTGCGAACGTGATCGGGTCTGTATTTCAGTTCCGGATACGCTTCTGCATACTTCTCGAAAACCTTTCGATGTATCATCATGAACCCCGTGCCGCCTTCGCGGATTTCCACAGGTTCATCGATGCGGAAAGAGTCGATACCTTCAGCAGGGTTGAACACATAGTCCCCGATGAAGTTCTCCAACTCGAACGGGTTCTTGCCGTAACCCATATCCACCGCAGTCTTGATCTTTTCCCATGCGATGGTCTTCTTTGGGTAGGGCCCCGTGACGATATCATATCCGGTCCCATCGTCGCAAAGGTGCAGAAGTGTCAGAACGTCGCGATAGTTGAAACCTATGTCGGAGTCGATGAACATGAGGTGTGTTGCGTCGGACCTGAGAAACTCGTCTACACAGTAGTTCCGCGCCCGAGTAATCAGACTTTCGTTGAAGAGGTAGTAGAACCGGACCGGTATATCGTGTTTCGCGCATACGGTCGCGAGTTCATTACACGACTTCGTGTAGAATCCCGAACAGTTTCCGCCATACATCGGCGTCGCAATCATAAGCGACTTGTTCCTTAAGTCGTCAGCGGTTATCTTGATTTCCATGTTTTTCCTTCTCACTGAACTTTTCAGCGCGATCAAGTTGAGCCTTGATGTAATGCGCACACTCTTTCGCGCTAAACGCATAAGAGTCAACCTTTGGCATACGGTTGTCGTCTCCGATGCCGCGAACTACCGAGGCAGAGAGCATCATAGCGGATGCCATTATCATGCATACCTGGTGCATACCGGAACCTTTCGGGCCGTCGTCGTAGTCCCGCCCTCTCTCGAAGTCGTCGATATGTCTTTTCAGACTATCAATCATTTGTTGCCAAGGCAAGCCCTTTTCCCAGTTGCGGTGTGCATATTTTTCCGCACCATACTCGAGCGCGGCCGCGCCTGCGGCAACCGCCTCGAGCGGGACCTGTCTGAGATAAGGAACCCCGAGAGCCTCGCGCATGGCTCCCGTGCTAGTGGCGTCGAACTTGGGTTCATCTGTCATGTGGATTCTCTTTGGACCTCACTAAAGTTTTTCATTTTCTTGACTCGAATGACCGAGTCGAAACCTTCAACCGCTCTCTCCTTATGCGAGATAACGAATATGTTGAGTTTGTTCTCTTCGGCAGTCTCTTGAAGGATTTTCTGCAAAGCCTCAATCGCGAATGCGTCAAGTGACCCGTCGAACACTTCATCCATGACCAGAAGGTTGGTCGCGACTGAGTTTCTCATTCTGCTGATGGCTCGCCATGTCAGAATGAGCGCAGTGTCAATCTTCGCCTTCTCACCTTCCGAGAATGAACTGTAAGAGAACTCATCACGAAACCTTGATTTGATCGTTTCGTTGAAGTTCTCATCGAGTTGGAAGTCCACAAAGAAGTCAAGCGCTGACAGATACCGGTTGATGATCTTGTTCATCACGGGAATGTATTGCTTGATGATCCGAGACTTGATGCCTCCATCCTTCAACATCGAAGCCGCGATGGCATACATGTCTCGGGCGTGAAGGTTCTCATTCTGCTTGTTTTCGAGTTCACGAAGTTCTTCCGACAAGTCGTTGATCTTCGTGGTGTCCACTTCGACCAGTTCTTTCTTCGCCTCGCGCAGTTCCTTTTCGAGAGAATATACCGTATTCATGTATATCCTATCTTTGGCTTTGCAGTCAAGCAGATTCGTCTTGATTTCGTCTATTTTCTTCTCAACTTCCGATATAGACTGGAGTTTGCCCTGAGACTCTACCAGTTTGTCTTCCAGTGACTTGAGAGCGTCGGTGATGGAAGAGACCTTTTCTAGTTTCGCTCCGATAGACGACTTCTTGAACGACTCTTCGATGTGTTGCTTGCAGGTCGGGCAGTTGTCGTGCTTCTCGTAAAAGTCGACTTCCTTGTTGTGCAGACGAATCTTCGATGTGAGTTCTGCGCGAATGTCAAGCATCGCGCGGTGCTTCTTTTCGACCGCAGGCTTGTTTGATATGGAAGACAGAAGGGCATCAATCTGAGATTGATACGCATCCATGTTCTGGTCGTTCTCTTTCCACTCGGCTTGCGTGTTTTCCAACTTCCGTTGTATTTTTTCAACAGCCCCGATCTTCATTTCGCGGACCGACTTGTTGTGCTCCTTGAAAGACTTGATCCTCTCATTGAGTAGGTCGATGCGGTACTTCGTATCCATGACCGCGGTCTTGTTGTCGGCAATCTTGTCTCTCAGCAGAGTATTCATCGTGCTGAAGACTCCGATATCTAGAAGGTCTTCGATGACCTCACGTCGGTGCTGAGACGGCAACTGCATGAAAGGAACGAAAGTGGTCTTTCCCAAGATGACGATCTGCCCGAAGGACTTGTAACTGATTTTCAGGATGTTCTTCTCAAGGTAACCCTGATAGTCCTTCGTCGCCGCTTCCTGGTTTATCAACTCCCCGTCTTTCCATATCTCAAAGACGTTCGGCTTCATGCCCCTTCGAACCAGGTACTTCTTCTTTCCAATCGAGAACTCGACTTCGACCAGAAGGTCTTTCTTGTTGATTGACGATATCAACTGGGGCTTGTTGATTTTCCGAAAGGGCTTCCCATACAATCCGAACGTGATTGCTTCGATGATTGTTGACTTCCCCGCTCCATTCTCTCCGACAATCAGAGTCGATTTCGCTTCGTCTAGAACTATCTCGGTGAACGCATTGCCACTTGAGAGTAAGTTCTTGTATCGTATTTTCTCGAATATCACCATATCATCATTCCACGTTGAGTGCTTCCTGATAAAGTTCTCCGATGAACTTGCTCAGTCTGTTCTTGTCAAAATCGAGTTCCACGGATTCTATGTATCTATTGAGTATCGTCACCGTGTCTTGAGTCTCATCAACGACTTCTTCCTCGTTTGAGAGTTGGGCGGAAACGTCTTCAACGATCTTGACGCTCGCGGCACCAACCTGTTGAATGCGGTCCAGAAAGAGGTCGAAGATGTATGGGTTGGTCTTTTTCTCCACAACGACCTTGATGTAAGTGTCCTTGAGCCCTGTCAGGTCCAACTGGTCCAGTTCTTCAACTCGCAGCCCTTCATCGTTGTATCGAAGTTGGTGGAACATCGAATATGGGTTTCGAATGAACTCAAGACGCCCGGTGTCTGTGTCGTATATGTGAAACCCTCTCGGGTCGTTGTAGTCGCTCCACGTCATTTCATACGGAGCACCCAGATAGTGTATGTTTCGGTATGACGACTTGTGGTGGAAGTGCCCCGAAAACACGGAATCGAACCTTGAAAAGACAGGCATTGACATACCGTGTGTGCAGAGACTTCCGCGGTGCATTTCGAAACCTTCAATCTCGAAGTGCCCCATGACGACCTTCGCATCAGTGGTGCGCAAGGCCTCTTCCGCGATGCCTTGGTTGTCAGACGTGATCCACGGGACCATAAGAATCTTCGCGCCGTCAATGACGACCTCTTTTGGCTCGTGAGTGTATACGTTGTAGTTCTTGTATTGACGGACTGTCAACTCGAAGTTGATGTCATTCGAGTTCCGATGGTAGACTGTGTGGTTGCCCACTATGGAATGAACTTCGACCCCGAGTTCGACCAAGGGGTCAAAATACATTTCGTATGCACGCTTGAGAGTCAGGAAGTTGACATACTTCCGCCTATCGAAAGTGTCGCCAAGGTCCATAAGAACCTTTATGTCTCTCTCGCGCAGAGTCGGAAAGAACACGTCACGGTAGAACTTTTCTTGGTAGTCCAAAAACGTCAGATTGTCGTTTCTAACACCGAAAGTGCATATCGTTCAATATAGCGATTTTAGCCATCTAACGATTCTCCTTTCTTCTTTCTGCCCATGATATAACCTTTATTGGTGTAATATTCTACTAGTTCGACATCCACATACAAAGTTTCTGTCTTATTAGAGACCCATCTTTTTCTTGATATCGCCTCGGATTGTCGTTTTTTTTGCTCTACACTTCTCGACTTCCCGAACATAGGATTTTTCGGGCCAGAACTCCTTTCCGACATTTTAAGTTTTTCTTGTCTTGCCCATTCAAAATCTTCTTCCCATTTTTTTCTAATCGAATATGCGCCTTTATTAGAGTTTTTTCTTTGGTTTTCGTAATACTCGATTGGATTTTTTTCTCGCCTTTCTCTGTGAGATTTTTTGAAAGCTTCGCTAACTTTTTTCCTTTTCTTATAGTTATTCTCCCAATCTCTTTTTATGATTTGGGACATTTTTTCACACCAACCCGGGACAGTAACAGAAGGGTGGTTTTGTTTTAACCAATCGACCCAATGTTTTTTGATTTTTTCATATTCTCTTGCGCTGTGTATTTTCACTTTACCCGAAAACAAGGTCCTATGTAAAGCCCACCACATACTTCTATTATCACGACCCATCGTCATTTTAGTCAATAATCTATGGGCTATGAAATGTTCTCTCGGAGTTAGATTTACAAGGTTTTCCTTCTCGTCGGAGCCCCCAAGACTTCTTGGTATTATGTGGTGCGTCTCACAATACTCATCTGATTTGTGTATAGGATTGTCTTTTCTTTTTTGAACCAAGCCGAAATACATTTTTGTGTATTTGTTTTGCAAAAAATCGTAAGTCATTTCAAACTCCGTTTTTAATAGGTCTCCGTAATGACTCTATTTATGCGGGCAGAGTTTTAGAAAGGCTTCATTTGCCTTTTCGTTTGCTGTTTGAGAAGTTCTTCTCGACTTCGTATCGTTTCAAAGACTGGTCGACCGCTTCTGCAATGTCTCTTAGGGTCTTTGCGTAGTACTGTCTCTTGTCGGGGTGTATCGATGTGTCGTTGACCTTCCTTATGAGTTCTTCTATCATTACTGGTAACATGTCATTCCTCGTATAAGTGTTCCAACCCGACCTTCTTCGCCTTTCTAAACGCTGTCTTTTTCGACTTGTTCTCAAGGCGCTTCTCGAACGATTCCACAAAGTCGTTCATATAGTCGGTGTCAACCTCAAACGATGAGTCTCCGAAGTCGCCATCGTTCTTTTCCACGATGGTTCCGAGTATCATCGAGTTTTCGGTGACCTTGTGCTTGATGTATAGTTGCTTCTTCTCTCTTTCGATCCGTCGCAGAAATGCATACCAGATGACCTGTGTGAAGTAAGCGAAAGGGTTGCTTGATTTCTCGGGGTCGAAACCTCTCACGCCCCACTGTATAGCACTCTCGAGCCCATCGGAAATCATGTCATCCCGATATGAGTAAGAGTAGAAGTTCGGGCGGTTCGCGAGTTTCGTGGCTATCTTGAACAGACACTCCCCCACATAGTCGGGTATCTTGGGGTATTCCTCTCCCATATCCTCTGCCTCTCGGCAGGCTTTCTTGTATTCCTTCAAGACCTCCAAGAGTCTCTTGTTGTCTACATATTTCACTTTAGCCAAGACTTTCTCCTTGTTTATCATAGTGTTTTTGTCGTGTCAAGCGCTAATCAGGTGCTCCAGTGTGACACTTTCGCGCGGGATGTAGTCCTTGGGGTTGACCCAGAAAATCCTTCCGGGTTCCACGTCTTTCCCCCAAACATACCATGCGTATGCGACCATTCCCCGTTGCTGGTTCTTGTAATCTCCGAAGTGACTTTCGTCGCATGATATTCTTCCCGACATGACCATGACCGTCGGGGGAGTCTTTCGAAACATTTCGAGACGCTTGGTGCCTTCCATGAAGGTCAGTCGAAGGAACATGGCGCAGAAGACACTTTCTGATATTGCCTTTTCTGCGAACTTCTGTGCAAGGTCTTTCTTGTAAGGGGGATTCGTGATGACGCAATCGGCTCGAGGTGCAGACTTCAGATAGTCGACCCCCGTTTCGATTGGAACAAGCGGCGAGTTGTATTCGAAGAGGTCTGTTGATACACACTCTCTGCCCGTGGCGATGATCTCTTTGCTCATCCACCCTCTCCCCGCAGCAGGTTCCCATACCTTCGATGGTATGATGTTTCCATAGACGCCGAAGAGACACTTCGTCGCTAGCGGCGCGGTCGGGTAGTAGTCGTTGGGGTTTCGACTCTTCGAGTTTCCTTTGATGATGAATGCATCCGTTAACGGCAAGGTAAGTTCCTTCAGTATAGATTCACTTCGATCTTCTCACATGGAGAATCGGATGTCAAGCGAAAAAAGTGCTTGACAAGCCGGGTTTTTGCAGTATAATGAGAGTATCGTTTAGGAAGTACTGGGTTTCAGTGGTTTTTTGGTGGTACTAGTAGCCGAATCACTTACTGGCTACTTACTGAGACTTGACACGAAGTGTCAGTGGGGCGCTAGCCCCACAAGTTGAGTACTAGTTGAGTCTAGATGTTGCCTTGGGGGCATAGTCATCTTCAGTGTCATCGCCATCACCCGAGAAGTCCTCTTCCACGATGCCGAAGTCTTCATCGACCGTCTTGTTTTCAGAAGCAGTGATTCTCTTGAAGTCCGCCCAATATTGGTCGAAGTGCTTGATGGCAAGTTCATTCGCCTTTCCAAAGAACATGATTTCACTCATGGGAATGTCTGCCACGGGGCGTTCCATGAAAAACAGCCAATCCTTTCGGTAACCTCGCATATTTTCCGTGTCGAACTGAATTTGCACGGCTCCTGTTATGACGATTGAATGGGCGAGTACCATCATCACTGATGCTACGATTTCCTCTCCGCTTTTCAACTTGATGAAGTATAGATTCTGAGGTGTCGATTTTTCCATTGTATCATTCCTGTAGGTCTATCTTGTAAATCTTGTAGTCGAAGGATTCTTCGTCATAGATGTTTATGCGTTCCTCAAAGTGCTTCAGAGCGAAGTTCCGATTTCCCTTCCAAGAAAGGTCATCGACTATATCGAAGAGAGTTGACTTTTCCTTGTTCTTGCCTCTTCGAAGGACTCTTCCTATAGATTGCAGGTTTCGAATCTTCGACTTCGAAGGTGACGCGAAGATGATGTAGTCGAGATTGACGATGTTGGTTCCTGTCGAGAAAGTGCCATACGAAGCGAGGATGACGTTGTTAGTCGTCTTTTCGACCTCGTTACGAATGCGTTCTCTTTCATCCGCTGAAACGCCACCGTGGACGAAGTGGACGGACTTGCCTCTTCCTTTGAGAAGGGGTTCAAGAACCTTACCATGCTTTTCGACAAACTGGAACAGAATAAGAACGTTTCCGGGCAGACTCGTTGACATTTTCGCGAGGTACTTGTTTCGCGTTTCGTTGCTCACTATCCAGTCGATTTCCTCTTGATATGTCTTCCCGCGGTTCTCCTTTCTCACCTTGTCGGAGTAGTTGAGAACCAGAGCCTTGATGTCGAACTCCGCGAGTGTCTTGTTGTCTATGAGTTCCTTTGTCGTGATGACCCGCCGAACCTGCCCGAAGAGCCCTTGCAGAACCGTCTGGTTGGTCTGAGAGTCGTCAAGGCTTCCTGTCAGCCCTATTCTGTATCGCGCGTGGGGTAACTTCTCCATTATAGACGAAAGAGACTTCGCTTTGAACAGGTGGCACTCGTCTCCTATGACAACATCGAACCGCTCGAACCAACTTGCGGGCATCTTGTATATCGACTGCCATGTTGATATGGTGAAGTCAACAAACATGTCCTTGTCGACACCTTGCATGATCTTGTGTGTCGTGAAAGACGTTCCCTGATTGGTGTTGTAGTCTCGAAAGTCCGATGCAAGTTGCGTGACAAGCCCGACCGTCGGGACAACGATCAGTACTCTTCTTCCTTCCATCCGATGATAGTTGGCTATCAGGTAGATGGTGAACGATTTTCCCGATGCGGTCGGGGACAGAAGCAGAACACGTTCCTGAGACAGCGCGAGCCTCACGGCTTCGTTCTGGTAATCTCGGGGTAGGAAAGATGCTTTCAAATCTTGCGCCAGAAGGTATCCGATTTCCTCGGGTATGTCGTTGTTGATATGAAGTGCATCGTCAAGGGCGACAGAGTAACCCCGCTTATCGCAGAAGTCGACAATCTGAGGCACCAGCCCCGCGTATATGATCCCCGTCATGAGGTTCAGAAGACGGATATCTCCTGACCAAATCTTGTTACGATACGCAGGCATGAACTTGTAACCGGGCACTTTGAATGTGAAATGGTCGCTTATTTCCATTTTTATCGAAGGTTCCGTTTTCACTTTGACGTAAACTTCGTTGACCTTTTCTATATACACGTCATCCATTTTTGTCTCTGCATTTGTCGAAATGCCACCTTTTCATATTACCTGGGTTGCCTGTTTTTTTACAGTGTGGGCATTCTATTATTGATTTGTTGGTTTTAGTGACAGATTTTTTCCAAACTTCTCTGGTCTCTTCTGATATGCCTTTTTTCGTTCTTTTGTTAATCTTCCAATTCGATTTGTAATCTGGATTTTTTTCTCGCCACTTTCTCCAATACTCTTTTCTCTTTTCCGATACAGAATCTAGTTTTTTGCCTTTACACCAAGGTTCGTTCCCAGTTTTGAAAGATGTGGATGTTACGCCCCCGATGCCATTTTCTTCCATAAGATTTGCCCATTCTTCCGATTCTACGATGTTGTGCTTTCGGCTCATTTCCAAACCTTTTCTCTTTATATCAGAAATGTCATCGGAATGAAACACTACTTCGGTGGTCACATCGTTTCCATGCTTCGCTAAGTGTTTTTTCCAATAAACTCCGGAGCCGTTGTATTCGTATGGATTTTTCTCTGTTTTACCTAGGTATTTCAGTCCGGTTTTATTGTGAGTTTTAACATACAGGTATATCATTCTTAGTCTCCTTTAGAGACTATTTATACATCCCACATTTTGTTTCTGTAGTTGCCTTATCCACCTGACTTGAACCTCTCCCAATCGGTAATGTTCTTGAGTTGGTATCCCCGATTGTTTATCTGCTTGACTATGGACTCCAGGTACTCTACCTTCGCTTCAGACATGCCTATCTTGAGTGTCATGTTGATGATGTCGGAGTCCGACTCTACATATGTAGGAATGTCGGTTCGAAGGATTTTGAGGTTCTGGATAGGCCAGCCGAGTTCCTTGAGTTCCTCTTTGTCGAGGTCTCCGCGATAGTAGTCCGACTTGAGTTTGTAGAGTTTCTTGTATTCTGCGCGAAGTGCCTTCAGTCGTAGACTCTCTTCAACGTAGTACCTGAAATACTTGTTGTGCAACTTAGGTATCCGAACCGACTCGCCACTGATATTGGTGATGTCTATAGTACCGTCGCGTTCCCACTCTTCGTAGATTTCTTCAATCTTCATAACGAATCCATAGTGTTAAAATCATATAGTCTTGATGCTGAACCCGTTGTGCTTGAATGTGATGCTACAAGAGACGTTTTCAACGTCGGTCAGGGTTGTGTCGAACTCTATGGCGGTGATAGAGGTCGGGAATATGTCTCGAAAGGTGACCTCTATCTTCGGATTCTTGTAACTGTTGAAGATGGTCAACGTCGCATCCGAATACAACCCGAAGTCTGAGTTTTCAAGAGCGCGGAACTGGTCTGTCGAGTCGGGCTTCGCGAGCCCTGTTATCCAGTTGTATATTTCGACATAGGACTTCATGTCTTCGTCAACCCGAATATTCAAGTTCAGGTCTCCATACTGTATCTTGTCTCCACCTTGGAAGTATGGGCGCAGCGGGGTAGGGTACTCAAAAACGCCTACCGATATGTCAGGAAGGTTGACAGACTGGACCGCGAATGTTACATTCGGCAGCCTCTTGATAGAGAATCGGAACTCTAGCGGTGAAAGGAATCCTTGGCTTATCATCTTAACCTCATGTCGCGTCTGGAACTATTTATGTCGTCAAAACAGAAGGAATCTAGTCTATGAAGAACTACGTTGTCAAGTTTTCCTATGCAGGTGGAAACGCAACTCTTTCCATCCGGTGCAGGACTGAAATGGAAGTCGGAACCAGCATTCGAATGTATGGCCCCGAAAACCTTCTTTGCATCGAAGAACGGGCGATTTAGATTCCCCGATTCTATATCAAAGATATTTCGTTGTCAAGACAAAAGAAAAGGGGGACCGAAGTCCCCCTTTTTTGCCCTTTTCGGGTTCTTGTTATCAGAGCAGATTGGTGACAATCGTTCTGCGGTAGTAGACGTTCGCGTTTGCGGTCAGAGCGCCGTTTCCAGCAGCCAGCCCCGGTGCGAATGGGTTTGCGACCATTCCGTAACGGGTCTTGAAGCCGATCTTCGACTGGAAACTGTTCTCACCGACGGCGCGAACCATTTGCAGCGGAACGTATGGGCAGTAGAAGAGGCCAGCGTCGAAGACGTTCGCGCCCTTGTATCCTACGACCATGTAGTTCGCACCCGCATATGGGTCGATGTAGACGCGGAAGCGCCCGTTCAGAACACCCGCGAAGGTGTTGCCGGTGTCATCCGGGTTCAGGTTGTTCGCGTTCAAGGCAGGCGCGTAGTCGAGGATGCCAGCCATCTGAAGCGCAGAAGCAACGTCCGTTGAACAGAGGATGATGTTACCCTTACCGCGACGGGTTTCCTTCGCGATTTGGTTGGCTTCACGTTCGATTTGGAACATCAGCCCCTTGAACTTTTCAACCGACCAACGACCATTCGCGTCAACGTCAAGGTCGAAGATTCCCGCGTTCGCAACACCGGTCTGAGAACCAGCCTTTGCGTTGAGGAACACTGTGCGAACGACTTCACGGTTGATTTCTGCAAGCAGTTCAGCCGAGAGCATGTTCGCGAGTTCGGTTTCAGCATCAAGCCCGTGAATCGCCTTCAGGTCTTGTGCCAGTTCAGTGGTGTATTCCGCCTTCAGCGCACGGCTCTTTGCGGTAACCGAAACCTTGTCGATTTCGAATGCCATCTGTGCGAAGTCGCCACCGCCGATTGCGCCGAGCGCTTCAGCAGTCGCGGTCGACATACCGGTACCAGTCGTTTCCGATCCGGTTCCGAGAGCGTTCGCGTGAGTTCCGGTACCGGTGAAGTCGGTATCGGCTTCGTTGTAGAAGGCTTCAGTCCATGTGTCGGTGTTCGATGCGTTTGCAACATACTTCGAGCGCATTGCGAAGATGAGCCCGGTCGGACCGGTCATCGGCTGCACACCCGCGATGTCGTAAGCGATCAGGTTCGGCATCGCGCGACGAACAAGGCTAATCAGGACCGGGTCGTAGTTCTGGACGTTCTGTGTCTGCCCGGCAGGACCGACGATTGCAGTTTCCAGAAGAGTGGAAGGCGAATATGCTTGCCCTTCACGCAGCGCGTTTTCTGTGTTTTCCAGAAGTTGCGCGACTACAGCGGCACGATGATTTGTCTGGATTGCCGGCAGAGCGTTGTGCTCCAGAATCGGCTTCCACTTCTTCATCAGTTCTTCGTTTTGCATAGGATACTCCTTTGTGATTTGATTTCATTATCAAATGTATTTATGGATTCTGTTACTTTGAGACTCTGCTGATTGCTGCCATGTATGCTGCAATAGCGGGGTTGACAACTTCTTGCGAAGCGGGGTTATCATTGGATTCGTTAAGCACTTCTGCATCATCCGACTTCGCGATTGAGGCTTCAGTGAAGTAACTTTCCTTGATTGTTTCGAGTTTTGAAGCATAGTCACGGGTGTCTTCGTAGGAAATGCCTTCGGATAGAGTGCGAAGTCTTTCCACTTGAACATCAGTGAGCCCTTCAGTCACAGTTCGGAAAGCGATTTCTCTTTCGAGTTTTGCCTTTTCTCTGCGAACATTCATGACTTCTTCAGCAAGTTCGTTGTAGCGTTCAACCGCTTCTTCCAGGTCACGTCTGGATTCTTCGATTGCATCGACTTCCTCTTCGGTGATTTCGATGTTGTGTGACTCTACAAGCCCCTTGATGTTGTTAATCAGCGATTCTGCGACTTGAACCTTGAGGTTGCTTTCGATGGCAACTTCATTTTCCTTCATCCAGTTTTCGATGACGTAATCGAGGTAAGAGTCGACCTTTTCGATCAGTTCTTCTGTCATGGAAGAGACTTGCTCTGCCATTTCAGTTTCGACTTCCGTTTCGATTTGTTCACGAAGTGTGGCAACTCTTTCGTTGACCGCGGCTTCGAAAATCGTGAACGTCTTACTCTTGAAGTCTTCCGAGAGGTCCATGCCTTCGAAAAGCCCTTCAACGGCTTCCTTCAACCCAACATCGTGCTTCCCTTGAGGGGTCTTCACGGTGTCTTCAATCTCGTCTGCATTTGGGTCAACCGAGATATTCTTGTCAGCGAGACGCTTCTTCGGGAAACCACCGGCAGGCGTGACGGGGTCAGCGGAATAAGACTCTTCGCCGGTCGCCTTGGCTTCCGAGAATATCTTTTGCGCCTTCGAAACCAGGTCTTCGTCATCCCACATGCCCAGAATCTTCTTACCCTTGGCACGCTCGTCGTCTGTCTTCCCCTGAGAAGCCATAGCGCGAGCCTTACGAAGAACGTCGTCTTTTGTCATGGCTGCTTCTTCCAGTTCATTGGTCATTTATCTACTCCTTGAAAGTATGTTACATTCGTATTTATGCCGTTACAGTTTTCGTATACCATTCTCCGACAAAATCCTGTTTAACGAACCCAGTCCTATGTTTAGGACTGACATTACTTCTGATTTTGTTTTATTTTGCTCGATATACAAAGAACGCAAAAAATCCAAGTCGACATAAACTTTATTCGGGCCTTCTTTGCCTTTTAGGGCTTTTGATATTTTCTTTTTCTGTTCACCAGTCATATTCGGTTTTTTGTAACCGTTCTTCCTTTTTTCTTCCATAGTTGCTAGTCTTTTAGAAATACTCTCTTTAGGCATTTTTTTGCCTTTTCTGACTGGAGGTCTAAGATCAACACCTACTCTATTGACTAAAGGATGTCGGTATTTGAAATATGACAGATTTATTATTTCGTATTCAAGTTCGTAAGCTTCTTTTTCGTTTTCGATTTCTTCTATTATTTTCATAGGAATTGGTTCGTGCCCCAACAACCTTAGCGTCTCTATGTATTTTACTTTTTTGCTATGCCCAATTTCTTTCAGATGCACATACATTCTTTTTTTGGTGCCTTTGCCTATGTAAAATGGCATATTGTTTATTGGGTCTATCAAAGCGTAAATGTAATACATTTTAGATGCAGTTTATGAAGTTTTTGAAAATACGCATGAAATCTTCTTCGGTCAGTTTGCTGTATTTCTCATTTATTTCTTTGATACTAGATTCTAGTACCTGTTCCCGTTTCCAAACGCCAGAAACTATATCATAGTAATATTCCACACCTTCCATGATGCCTTTCACGAATGCATCGGGGGCGGATGGATCAGCGACGATATCGCCGGCAGTCGCAAGAACAAAGTCGTTCTGCACTTCCATGATGCCTTCCTTGTTCTGCTTGAGTGAACCCATTCCTCTAGATGAAATCCCAAGTTGTGCGCCTTCATCGATGAGGTTCTTCACAACCTTGCCCATCGGAGTGTCCATAATCTTGGCACGCCCGACGATGTTGTTGCCTTTTTCTGACAGGTCAGTGAACATGTGTGACACTCGGTCGAGGTTGATCGTAGGACCAGCCGGATGCCCGAGTTCTCCAAACGCACGGTTCTTCGTCACATAGGTTTCCATGTAACGCTTCGTTTCCTTTTTGAGCACATCAGGTGGATATACACGCCCGTTTCTGTTGCGTATCCCGCCTTGCATGATGATGCCTTCGATGAAGTAGTTCTTCTTTCCGTCTTCCGTTTTCTCGGTCAGGTATTGAACTTCTTCAACTATTTCTTTGATGAGTAGTGCCATTTTCTCTTGCCTTTACTTGTAAGCGAGTGGGGTTGCCCACACAGTAGCATTAGCGGACAGTTTGTCTGTCTTGAGTTTTTCCATCACTTCGACAAATCCCGCAGGCATTACCATACTTCCTATGACTGTGTTGGAAGAATCCAGTCTGGAAACTTCCGCTTCAGTCGGAGCGTAAACTCTCACCAATACAGCGCCGTTAACGTCACTCGCAGTTGATATGTCGACCTTGGAGCCTGTTAGTTTGAGGATTATGTCAACCATTTGCAGTTTCCTTTGCGAATGCTGTTATCTCGTTGAAGCCCTTTGCGCCCGATGTGAGTCTCGCTTCCATCTTCGTCTTGTTCGAAGAGTTGAGTTGCCCGAACAGGTTGTTGAGTGCCTCTGCCACTTCTCTCGTCACGATGACTGAAGAACCGTCTTGAAGAACCATGTTGCCGGGTTTGAACACTTCGTCAATCTGTTCGACCTCTTCCTTCGCCAGTCTGCCCGTCGCGCGGAAAACGCCTTGCATTCTCTTTCCGATGGTCTTAGCATGACGCTTCTTGTCTTCGTCACTCTTCGAAGAAGCCATAGACACGCCTGCATTCGTTGACGACATAGCGGCTTTCTGAGTGTATGAGGCGAGCGTCTTTCTGTCGAGTTCATCAATCTGCTCTGCTTCATCGATGATCTTCTTTCGGGTCTGCTGCTTTCTGCTGCGAGCCAACCCGATATCGGCCATGTCGGCGTCACCGTCGTTGTCGATATCGTCATCTTCGAGCCCTCTCGGGTCTTGCGTCAAAGCCTCTCCCATCGCCTGCTTCGTCGCAGTCGCATACATGACTTCCTTCCAACGGTCACCATAACGCTTCTTGAAATCGGCAGTGCTCTTTTTCATGCTCTTGACGATTTCCTCGCGCTTCTTCATTTCTGCATCGCTCATCGTCTCTTCGTAAACGTCGCGGTCTTCGCCGTCGTGATACGAAGCGGCCTTTGTCTTATCCTTGACCTTCTTGGACTTGAACTGTTCCGGGGGCGCTGCTGGGTGGTCGATAACATCAACCACATGCTTTGCGATGAAACGGTTTTCGTCTTCCGACCGAGGCGCTTCGACTGTCTCTCTGATTATGTCGTATACAGTTTTCATTTGAGCCCCTTATTCTCTTTCGGTTCTGTCAAAAGATTCGGTCGCCGGAACGCGCGCCTTTGAGTTCGCGTCTCTTTTGTCAAGCGCTTTTTCTATGCCTTTTGATCGGTTGAAAAACTTCTTGTCGGATTCGTCGGAATCGTCATAGTAACGATTACGCATATCCTTTCTTGCAGCATTCATGTAGTTTTTGAGTTTTTCCTTGGAAACTTCGTTGATCTGTTCTTCCTCGTCTTCCTCGTCTTCTTCATCATCCTCTTCGTCATCGTCCATTTCATCCTTTTCTTCCTTGAACATGGACTGATACTTCGAAGCGATGGCGCGTTCCATCTTTTCGATCATGACTTCGTTGAATGCATTTTCGAAAGCAACAGCGTTCTTGTTGAATGCGCTGGTTACCAAATCCTTGACTGACATTTGAGTAATCTCCTTATGAATCTTTCAGTTATTTATGAACTTTGGGTTTCTTGCTCATTGGGAACATCTTCTTCGGGCTCTTCCTCAGCCTCAGTTTCGATTTCCTTTTTGATCTGTTCGATATCCTCGTCTGACATTTTCAGGATGTTCTTTCTCGCCCATTCCTTCGAGAAGTACTTGCCTGTGTAGTTGTCAACGTCGTTTAGCAACTGAACTCGTTCGCGGATTATCTCAGCCTGTTTCAGTTCTTCGAAGTGGTTATCCATCATGAAGTCGTAACGGATACCGTTTTTGATTTCAGGCCAGTCTTCGGGGCTAATGACCCCTTTAAGGATCAACTGCTTTTCGAGAATCCTGTCAAAGAGAATAGAGAACCGAACCCGAAGTCTTCGAACGAACTTCGAGAATTTCACTTCGTCTCTTGTAATCTCCGATGCACGCCCAAGCGAGAAACCCGTTTCGGTCTGCATTCGCGATATCGGAACGTGTAGAGATTCGTTAAGTCGTCTCTGGAAGTATAGAATGTCTTCCATTTCGCCTAGGTTTTGCCCACCCGGCAGAGTCGTGATTTCCGTTCCCTTACCACCTTCGCGACGGGGAAGCCAGAAGTCGTCGGTCATCGCCATGTGTCTTCTGTCGTCTCTTATGTCGCCTGTCGTGGCATCATATACAAGTCTGTTCTTGTGACGGACCATCATTTCGCGCAGGTACTGTTCCGCCTTTGCCTTGGGCAGGTTACCAACATCGATGTAGAAAACCCGTCTCTCGGGCGCGCGTGAAAGTCTGTAGACCACCGCCGCGTCTTCCATCATGCGCAGTTGGTTCATGGGCTTGTAAGCCTTGTCCAGATATGACAGGACCATGGTATTGTCTTCGTTGAACAATCCGGAGTTGCAATGCGCAATCGAATCCTTTGCGATGCGCAGCCCTTTGATGTTGCCATCGAAGTTGTATTGCTGTATTCCTGTGCCGGGCGCGTTGTTCAGGTTTGTGTCCGAATAGATGTAGTACTCGTTTTTCAACTTCTTGACGAAAGATTGGTTGCTTCCGTCTCCGACCTTCACTTGCTCGAACTCGCGAATCTTCCTTAGTTTTCTCGGGTCGATGTAGCGAAGTTCCTGTATGCCCTTCTTGGTGTTGTTTTCGTCTATGATGATGTGGAAGTTCAGACGCCCGTCCACATACCACTTCGAGAATATGTCGTAGCCCTGGTTTGAGAAGTCCAGCAACTCAAGAACGTTGTCGAACTCTTCTCTCACTTTTTTCTTGATCGAGTCCGGATACTTCAACCCGTCGGTGATGCATGTGACTGGCTTTGTGTCTTCGGTGATGTTGATCGCTTCGTTCACGATGTCATCGACTGCCTTCTGCACCTCGGGCTGTTGCATCATGAGTCGATATCTCTGGACAAGTTCCGCTTCGTTTCTTGCGGAGCCTTGCATATCGATGACAGATGTTATCGAGCCTCCGCCGCCGGGGACGGTAGACATAACGTCAAGGGCGCTATCTTCGTTTTGAGGTTCGACAAAAGAGTTCAGATTCTCTTTTTCGTTCTTTCTCTTGATTTCGAAGCCGAATAGATTGACTGCCATTCTGTAATCCTTGTAATAGATTTGCGGGGGCTTTTCGCCCCCGCTTCTTACTTATACTTATCCCACGTCGACAGTCAGCCCGGTTTGCCCGGAACTAACTTCCCACCAATCGTATTGGAACTCGACTGAGAACTCTTGCAGAGAGTCGGTTGTGTTCCAATCCAAGTCAATCGAAGAGACGTTTGTCGGGAAAATGCCCTTGAAGGTGTATCTTCTGATAAGAGCGCCTGTCTTCGAATACTGTTCAACCTCTGCATCGGTCTTGTATTCGAGAGAAGCGAGTTCGCCGTTTGTCAGACTCGTCACGTTTCCGACATGGCTGTTGATTGCAGCGCTCCACTTCTCCATCGCGTTTCTGACTAGAAAGTCTTCGTCGTTGACCACTGTGATGGTCCAAGGCTCGAAGGTTCTTTCTCCTGCAATCTTGATCTTGCGCCCGAAGTAAGGAACTTCGATTTGCCCGAGTTGCGATGCAGGTAGTGCCGCCGCCCGAGCGGTGTATGTCAACTTTGCGTTTGCTGAAGAGTCAATAGGATTTGCCATGATGATGCGGAAGAGCGACGACCGCGCTCCCCCGTATTGCAAACCTCTTGCTTTGAAGTCGTTGATGTTGAATGCCATTTTACTTTATCTCCTATTAGCCGACGATTTCTTGGAACTCAACACCGGTGCGAACAGCCACGAAGTTCAACTGAATGTAGTTGATCGAGCGCGCAGGCTTGATGTAGATGTCGCCTACGAACTCGTTTCTGTCTATGACCTCGGGTGTGTTGTTGGTTTCGTCACACACAACGCGGAAATCATAGATACCGCGGCGCCCAAGAACATCGCGTAGATACGGTTCGACCAGGTTTCTGAACTGTGCTCTCGTGAACTCGTCGTTGAACTCGAACAGTGTGTTTCTCGCCGCTCTTGTTATTGACTTTTGCAGAACTATGAAAAGTCTGCGAACGTTGATTCTGTCGAACGCGGATGTTTCGCCGAGCGCAGTCTTGTCTCCAAACAACAGAGTCCCAACACCCGATTGTGTAATGACAGGGTTGATGTCATTCGTGTAAAGTGTGTCGCGTTCTGCTTCGTTTGGATTGAAAGCCAACTTCACAACGTTCTTGATGATGCCCCGGTTGTATCCCGCAGGCGAGAACCAAGGTTCTCTTTGTGCTGTTGTTCGAACCATCAGCCCAGCCATGTCGCCGTTGAGTGGCGTCCAGCGGTATGTGTCGTTATACTTGTCGTAACGGTACTTGTATCCGCTGTCGATGAAAGCGTATGAAGAACTGTTAAGGTTGTTTCTGAACTCTACGATGTTGTCGACTTCAGAACCGTTCACGTTGACCACATCGCTGAGCGCTGGGGAAATGAGAGCGATACAGTCCTTGCGCACTTCACAGATGTTGTCTATGATGTAGTTCGCAACGCCCGTGTCGTTGTCCCCGATAGCCTTGCCTTGCATGATGAAAGAAATGTCAACCTGTTCCGGCGAAACGTAAAGGTCGTAACCTCTCGCCAAATCACTCAGTGCGACGTTTCTTTCGTCAAGCCCGTCCGATCCGCCTGTCAGACTGGTGTATGTCGGGTTGATCCCGGTTCTGACGATATTTGTGCTACCTGCCCATAGGTAGTTTGAAGTGTCGTTGATGACTGTTTTGTAATACGATGCAGAACCGTCAGCGTTTGTAGCGTCAACGTTTACCACATCAACGTTTTCGAACACTTCGAGAACTGTTCCCCTTACGCCCGACCACGCTCCGAGTCTGTCTATGACGGCGATATGAACCTTGTCTGCCAAGGGCGCAGATTTCGTGTTTGGATTGTATCTCCACAGTCTTCTCACCGAAACGTTGTTGCTATCCTCTCGAACGTTTGTGCTAAGCGTGTAACGGTTCGCGAAGTTGACCTTGACGTATGTCTGAGCGTCGATTGTCGAAGTAAGTGTTTCGGCAGTGATCGAAGAAATGAGAAGCCGCGCGGCGTTTCTGCCGATCTTGATTTCGACAAAGTCGTTCGCTTGGAACATCTGGTCGACACCCGAGACTGTCGATTGCAGGAACCAACCGAAACTTGCGTTTGTGTTTATGATGATCTTCGCGTCACTGGTCGTATTCGGATACGCAAGACTCCAAGCAGAAGCATTCTGGCAGATTGAGTACTGAATCGAGTTCCCCAAAGTCCCCGGATACTTCGCCATGAAAATCACTGGGCGTGCCGCTGCTTCTTCTTCGTTCGACACTTGGAAACCCGGAACTCCTGCGTTGTCTGCATTGAGTGCGGTGTTAGCGTTTCCTGTAGTCGCAACTCGAGTAACATACAGACGGTTTCCATATGCGAGGAAGTCCGCTGCTGTGAAGAACGTTTCGTAGTTGTTCCATGACGTGTTTGCTACTGGCTCGCCAAAACGATCTTTCAAATCATTTTCGCTGGTGACAAGAACTCTGGTGTTCAAAGGCCCCCACGGAAAAACGCCGACGATTGCGCCTTCCACTGTCGGGACTGATGGAACGGAGTTTGTCAGGTCTATTTCTCGGACTGATATGCCTGGGCTAACCTGAAATGTCATTATTCATTTCTCCTTGTTTGATGTGCAATAAGCATGCTTGATAACTCGTGCTATTTATGCCTACCAAGAGTTACCCCACCCCCATTCATTCACTCTTCGAATCGGTTGCGTCTCTTCGATTATCTCTTCCATATTGAAACCGAAGGGCAATAACTCATTCATCAACTCCTCTTCGCTCTTTTCCCGCAATCTTGTCATCGTGTTGATATCTGTCATATCTCGAAAGAAAGCCTGGTCTGTCAGCCATGAGAATATCACAAGACACATCACGGTATCGTCGTGTTTTCCCGATTCCGCTTCGTATGAGTTGCCTTTTCTCGAAAAGGTCGATAACTCGTTGATCGTCTCAAAGTCGTTGATGATGAGTTGATTCTGTTCGATGAGCAGTTTCAGGATGTTGCACCCGATGTTCTTTGTCGTCTTGGTCGTTCGAAGCCCTTTGTCGACATTCGAACCGAACCCGCCCGATATGCGCTTGCCTGACCTTCCCGCATTCTCGGTGAAAAGGATGTTTTCACACTCCAAGTCGAAGTGAAGGATTTCCGCGACCTGCCCGCCTATGTCGTTGATTTCGACTAGGATGTTCGCGTTGTTGTAACTCTTGGTGACTCGAAAGATGAACTCTGCGTAGTCGATTGGTGTAATCATGTTGTCGCGGAATGTGCAGACTTGACGGTATGGCATTTCCGTTACATCGAAGACTTGAAACGCCGAGTAGTCCAATCCCTTCCCTCTCGAAACGTCCACTGTGCAAACATAGATGTGGTCTTTCTCGGGGCGTTCATACATCTTCAGCCCGCGGTGTTCCTGTATCGGCGTCTTTGGAACCAACTCCTTGAGTTTCGAACCGTCTATCAGAGTTCCCGATGACCCTTCGAACTGACAACCGAACTCAACGTTGAACTTCTGTATATCGAAGTTCATTCCTCGTAGTTGCTCTTGTTTCCACTTTTCGTCGCGCCCGGGTATGCGCGTCCAAGGCACTTCGATGTAGTTGTATCCGTTCGGGTTGTCTGTATCCATCGCACCCATGCAGATGCTGTAGAAGTGGTTCAACCCGTTTGGCGTTGACGTGAAGAGTATTTTTGTCGTGTTGCCCGAAGACACCGTAGGGAAAACCGATGCGAAGAACTCATCCCAGTTCTCAATGAAGGCGGTTTCGTCAATGTAGAGGAACGCGATGGACTTGCCTCGAATGGCACTCGAACTGGTCGAACCTGCCAATATCTTGCATCCGTTTTCGAACTCAACAGAACCCTTGTTCCACTCCAGAACCCCGTGTTGCAACCACTTGGGGAGCGCTTCGTATGCGAGTTTGATTCTGTCCAAAATCTCGCGGGCAGAGTCGCCCTTGTTGGCAAGAAGCGCGACGGTCTTGTAGTCGTTGAAGATGACATAGTGTAATATGATTGCAACAGCGGTCGTCGTCTTACCGCTCTGTCTGCTCGAGTTCACGACCACTCGTCTGTTTTTCTCGAACGCCTCCATGATTTCCTTTTGGTATTCATAGAGTTGTATCGGAATGAACCCGTGGTCAACGTGAACGATTTTAATGTATCGCTCCGCAAAGTAGATTGGATCGTTCGCGCACTTGATATACTCCTGAACCATGTCGGGAGTGAAGTCTATCGCGATGCCTTCTCTTTTGAGGTTGGTGTTTCCTAGGTAAGAACTATTCTCTGCCTTCGTCATTCTTCATACTTTTCAACAACTTGTGTAGTTCGTGTGTGCTTCCTACAAACATCGTATTGTTTGTGACGTTTTTGGTCTGGACCTTTTCTCCGCCGGCTTCTTCCTGCTTGTTCGAAAGTGTGACCAAATCCTTGTTCGCATCGACCAGTGTCTTTATCAAGGTGGAAACCACCTCGTATGCGCGCGGGTGCTGGCTCGCATGTGCCACGTCTATGATGTCTTCAAGAGCCTTCGTTCCCTTCTCTATGATGTCATAGAAGTTCTCTCGGGCGTATTTGTAGTCTTTCTCTGAGTCCTTTGGTCCCTCGTTGACAACCTTTGTCGGGGGCAGGACTTCTTGTTTCGGCATGGGGTTCAACCCAAGAGCCTTGCTGATTTCATCATGCATCTTCTATCCTCACTATGAAGTCCCAGTCGTCTTCGAAGTCAATCTGGTTGAAAGGTATCGTCTCGCTGAGTTCTGTTGTTGGCTCTCCGTTTGCGGTGAGCCCGGGTTGGACGGTCACCCATTCGGAAGGTTGGCTGTTCGCATTCATCGTTTCATGGAAGTTGACTCGCGTGAACTTGATTACCTTCTTCGTCGTGGTTGGACCGAAGTAGTATGCTTTCATCGTGAACGTCAGTGTCCAGATAATCGCTCTTCGAGTCAGGTAGTCGTTTTCGTAGTTGTCTTCGTATGACACGCTATTCAGGATCACCGGAATGTCCATATAGATTTCCTGCTCATCAAGCAATCTCACCGAAGGCGTGAAATCTGGCTTGAAGAACGGTAGAATCTGTTCTACTATCTTGGTCCCGTCTTCCACGTTCTTTGCCATGATAGAGAGTTGAAACTCTAGATTGTATGGGACTGGGACGTAACTGGTCGTGAACGCATTCGGGTTTGATGTTATCGGGCTTCGATTGACAAGAGTGCTCGTCAACTTTCGCGCCGGGTCATATGTGAGACTGACCAACTCGAAGGACATTCGAGGCAGTCTTATCGCTTGCGACTGGAAGTCCGGGTCCTGTTCTATTCGAGACAGGAACTTCTGGTGTGGGCCATACGATATGGGCACTTTCATCCTTTGAACGAAGTTGCCGTCGTTGTCGTTTCGGTCTATCTTTATGTCGTTGAATATCGTGCCGAACACCGCGACCAATCTTTTGGTTGTCGTGTGGTAAAACTGGTTGCCAAACATCACAAGTCTCCAAATGGATTCTCTTCAGTCCAGTCGAGAACTGTGTTCGCGTATTCCTGAAGCGAGTTGTTGTCTGCGAATGGATCGAATGAGTCGATATCGTCTATCGCGTTGTTTGAGGTTGTAGAGAGAGGCTCGAATATCGAGTCGATTTCCAGAACACCCGTCGAAAAACGTTCATTCGAGTATTCGAAAAGTTCGCACCGCAAGTCGTAAGTCTGAAGTTTGCCGAGTTGGTAGAAGATCGCTTCATGTTCGACATGCATCACTTCGAACACCTTGCGGTTCAACGGGAAGTAAATCAAGTCCCCTTCCTTCGGGCGCGTCTGTTCTGTGTATGCTCCGACTTCCTGATTGAAGGAACGTATCGCGACAGTGAGTGTCATGCTGTCGCGTATCTGCAAACCGAACTTCGAGAGGAAGTCGCCTTCCCCTTCGAAACCGTCAACGTTCTTGATATACATTTCCAGCATGTGCGCTTCGGTGAAAGTCGATAGGTCATCCTCATTCATGATGTCGTCTTTCGCGACTACGTTTCTCGGGATATACCATGTGTCGACTCCGTAAATACGAATCGACTCAACGATCAAGTCTTCTATCAAAGACTGTTCCATCGAGTTTCCGTAGTTTTCGAAGTAAAAGTTTCTCATGTCTGTTTTGCCTTACATTTGTCGAAGTGCCAACGATACATATTGTTGCTGCCGCCTTCTTTTTCGCAATATGGGCATACCACTCTTTTTTTCGGTTTTCTCATAGACCTTGATCTTTTTTCTCTTGTTTCTGGATCACTCCAAGACTTCAACTGATATTCTCTAATACCTTCGGACTGAGATTTAGCGGATGACTCGGGTTTGTTTATCATTCCGTATCTTTTTCTATCTCTCAATTCTTCCTTTTCGTTTTCAGAAAGAGAATCGAACCATTTTCTGTAGTCATTCAAAAGTGTTTGCGGGTCTCGATTTTCAATACCTTTCTTGGAAGCCAGTAAAGATATCCCTTTGTTGTCAGTTTGGTTTAAGAAATCGTCTCTATCTTTAGCGCCCAATTTGCGCAATACCCGACTCTCCCATTCTAAAGCTTTTTCTGCACTTTCAAACTCTTTTCTAATTTGTATTAGGTCTGGGTTGCCATATTCCTCAACAAAATATTTCACATATTTTGACGAAGTGAAGTAGGTTTTCCAAAGTTCATCCGGGTGACAACCTTTTGCGTATCTGACTCCGTAATAGTATTTGTTTTGCTTTCTCCATCCGATCAAATAGGTGTATGGCATGGTTTTCTCCTTTCTCGCACCTATTTATCAAAATAGAAGTTTCGTTCAACTACACTTCAACCTTTCTTGATTTCGACAAGGTATGCACTATCCTATCATGTCGTGAAGAGGCATGCTCATCGTGTTTATCATTTCCTCTTCCATCTTGGCGATTTCCTCTTTGGCTTCGTTGTAGATGAACTCGCCGTTGAACTGGACGTTCCCCGGAAGGTTCATACCAATGAATTTGGTCATGTTCGAACCCCACTGCATCTTGATTTTCGCAGTCGTGTAGTTCTGCAACCAGCGGTCCTTCCAAACGTCACTGTAAAGAGTCGGGTCGACAATCTGATAACACTCCGCGACCAGGTAGTTGCCTGTCTCTATGCGGCCCCAGTCGGTGTCAATGAAGAGTTGGTTTCTGTGTCGGTTATAACGCAAAGGTTGCATACCGACGAACATCTTTTCCATGTATTGAATGTGTTGCATTGTCATGTAGAAGTTGACCAGGTCGTATCGGGCAACCTCGTGAATGTGGTTCAGAACGAACTGATACTGAGCGCTGAACATGCCACTGGAAAGAGCGTTAGGCGAGACGGGAAACAGGTTTATGACTCCGATGATATTCTCGGGCACCGTGATGTAACCGTTAGCCTTGTCCTGCTCTGTCACCTGGTGTTTCAGATAGATTTTCTCGGCCCCGTCATAGTGGAAATCCCAGTAGTATGACAACGCTTCGTCAATGCGGTCTTCCACTTGGTCGTCGTCAACGTTGATTTCTATGACTGGCTTGCCCAGTTTTCTAAGGCAGTATTCCTTGAACTGAGCGCGGGTTGTAGGTATTGCCATTTGAAACTCCTTTTGGTGTATTTATGGAAAGAGTTTCCCTACCTGTGCGATCAACATCTTCGTTGCGACAAAAACCACGGGAACCGGAAAGAGGAACTTGTATCCCTTTTCGATATACTCTTCCTTCGTTCGAAACGTCTTCTGTATGTTGTCGATGTAGAGCCCGTTGTGCTTGCAGACTATGTGCCCTTCGCCTCTTGGTGTCTTGACGTAGTGCAGACTGAACTTCCGAAGAAGAAGGTTCTTCCAGAACTTTCGAAGACTCTGGTCCGATGCGAGATAGACGAAAGTCAGGGAGTAGTCTTCGCAATCCCCTTCGACCTTCTCTTGTGAAGTGTCCAAGATTCTCCACCTGTCGAACCAACGACTGTCATATTTGTATTTGAACTTCGAGTTTAGCAGTTTGATCGGGTCCATTCGTTATTCTCCATTTGGGGGTGTGGGCCAGTTTATGAACCAAGGTGAGTCGTATCCGACCTTGTTGTGTATGTCGCGCAATGACTGTCTGTATTGAACCCACTCAGGTTCAACGGGGACTTGTTGTTCGTAAGCCTTGACAACCTTGTAATCAGTTTCGAAGAGCAGGGTTTCACACCTCTTTTTAACTTCATCCCACTTCTGAGCGATTTCGGTTTCGTTTGGTTCTCGCACAACCCATCGGTCGTCAATCCAATCGAGTCTGTTTGGGTATTCGTAGAAAGGCGAATCCGGCGCTTCGACATAACCCGCGTCAGACAACTCCTCTTCAGTGAAAGTCGAAACGTCAGTTCTGATTTCTCCATTTGAGAGACGTATTCTGTTTGGTAGGAAGTTCGGATACGCACCTTTGTGGCTATACATCTTCATTTCATTCATTCCTTATTGATATTGTGTGATGGTGTATCTTCGGACAAAGTCTGTAGTGCTTCCTGTATAGTACATGTAAACGCCATCCGGGCTAAACGTAATTCCGGATGCGGCACTTTCAGTGGCTTCAATGTCTATCTTATCGACAGGAATCGCTCCGGTCAAGGTCCAAGGTGTAGGGAGTGTGTATCTAGTTATATTTCCTCGTGTTTCCCCGATGATGTATAGCATAGTTCCATCACTGTTCAACCAAATTCCGGTTGTTGCTGTTTGGCCAGTAGCGGTCAAAGATTGCACTGTTCCAGTTGTTGTAATATCCCAAGGAGTGCTCATTACATAACGATTGATTCCAGACCCGGTAGCGCAAGTGTAAAGGTAGGTTCCGGATTGGTCTATAAAAAGCCCTAAACCTCCCGAAAGTGATCTTGTTCTTTTTGGAGTTAGGTTTGCGCTTGTTATATCCCACGCTCTTGCAAGGTCATGTTCATACACAACACCTAAACTGGTCGAAACAAATACACTCGATCCATTCGGATTAAAAAATAAACCTGTGGGGTTTGTGAGGATTGGGGCACTCCCAACAACAGTTGCAGAGTTCAAATCCCAAGCAGTAGACAAATTGTATTCTATTACGTTATCGTTTCCAGTTCCACAAAGGTATAGTTTCCTGCCGTCTTGTCTGACAAACAAATCGGTAGGGTTTGTCTCTGTTGTTTTGGTTGTTTGATCGGGATTTGCAAATTTGTCAAAAACGTCGAATGCTGTTTTCAACTCTAGTTGATCTATCGTGTCAGTTGCGTTGTCGAGGATATACATTTTTTTACCGTCGGAAGAGAAATCAATTCCGTAACCGACAGTGATATCTCCGGAAGGAACCTCGTATAGGTGCAAATAGTTAGTGCCTACATCCGCGGTATCGATTCTCCAAGGTGTCGTCAATGTGAAAACCCTTGTGTTATCCGTGTCGCTGTCTATGACGAACATCCTCGTTCCGTTGCTTGAGAATCTGACTTCGCGCGGGAATGTCAAACTTGTAGTTCTTGAGTATGTGAACGTCCCGCCTGATATCGTTGCGATGTTCCATGCAGTACCTAGAACGTATTGCCTCACCGTGTCGGCTGTGGTACCGACGATATACATGTTCAAACCGTCGGGGCTGAATGCCAGCCCCCAAGGCGTCCCCTCGCCGCCTGTGACCGAGAATGTTGTGATTGCGCTTGCACTGTCGACTTCCCAAGCGGTAGAAAGAGAAAACGACCGGACCAAGTCATCAGCGGAACCGAGAATGAACATTCGCGTTCCGTCTGTGCTGAAGAATATCGAAGCCATGTTGAGTGTCAGAGCGAACGATTTTGAAAAGGTCGCTGTGCTGATATCCCATGCGGTACTCAGGTTGAACTGTCGAACTGTGTTTGAAACTGATCCGACCACATACAGTCGAGTTCCGTTGTTCCCAAAACAGAACCCTTGTGGGTTGGTTTCAGTTGTGATGGTCAAACTTTTCTCAGTTCTGAAACCTATTTTACTCGTTTTCCAAGTTTGCTCCGTATTGGGAAGTAGATTAGGCCAGAAGTTTTCTACAGCGCTATTGAACTGATCGTAGTTATACCAAATTCCGATGTTCGATTGAGGGGCGGAAGGAACGTTTCTCTTTCCTATCAGTTTTCCGTTAGTCTTCATTAACTTATCACCTCATATGAGCAAACGACTTGCAAATCTCCATTCGCGCTTGCCAGTGATCTAAGACTGTCGCCTTCCTCTAGATATATTCCCATGTCTTTTGATAGAACAACTAGAGTAGAATCGGCCGGAACAGTAATTAGTCTTGCAAGATAATATGAAACGGAGCTTCTAAAAAGGTCGATTGAAATAACCGCGTCTGCTATTCCATCAATATTAGACACGATGATAGAATTGATTTTAAAAACCTGATTACTCGCTGCGTCATTCGAAAGGAATGCAGTCGCAGTCGTTGTCGAGTTCGCAACTGCAGTTCTTCCGGTTATCGTCGTTGTGTTTACTATATTAGGGGCTGCCATTTTTACCTCTTATCCAAAAATCATTGCCATTGCTATTGCCGTTCCTCTTGTTGCCATGGTACCCGGAACAAGGGTTGTATCTCCATCCGCGAGAGTGAGTGTGTTATTAGCAGTGAGAGCCGTATTCGTTATCGTCGTTGCGAAAGTACCGGTTCCGCCGTTTCGTGCAGATAGTATTATACCGTCTGTCGCGGTTGCCCTTCGATAGATTGTCGGGCCAGAAATGGTCATAGCCCCGGATGCACGGTTGATAGAAACAACCGAGTCTATGAACGCCCCGGCGTCTGTGTATCGATTTATGACAAAGTTGGAACCTGTGTTAGAGCCACTCTCGGCACCTGCGACGTTGACAGCCCACCTGCTGGAACCTGTTGTCTGGAAAAAGATCGCTCGGTTCGATGTGGCTGTATTGGTTATAGACAACGTGCCTGTTGCGCTGATGTTTCGCCCGACGGCCAAATCTAGTGCAGTTTCTACCTGACGGGTCGCGCGTCTTAAAGAAAGCACCGCACCCAGTGCACTACCATCGTCATTTCTCGCTTGAAAAACAAGGTCACCGTCGGCGTTATTTGGCATGTATTCAAGCCATCTATCGACCCCCGCGTTCGCGAAAGTCAACCCCACGAATGCGGTTTCTATCGACCTGTTTAGGGTCAAAGCGCCAGTGTTGTTGTTTGATATAGTCGTTAAGCCAGTGAACGTTTTCGCGCCTGCTATCGTCTGAGCGAGAGTCGTTATCACACCTGCGGCTGTGCTATTCGCTTCGAGAATGACCGCATCGGTTCCTGTGTCGGATGCGATTGTTACCGTTGAAGTGTTTGCGCTGTAGGTGAGATTCGTTGCACCTCCGCTGCCGCCTGCTGGAGTGCTCCAGTAAGAAACTGTTCCGTTTGATGTGAGGACTTGCCCTGCGTCACCTATGCTGTTGTTCGCGACTAAGCCGCCCGTCAGACTTATGTTTCCGGCAACAGTCAGTCTTTGTTGTGGATCGTTATTGGCGACTCCAACATTGCCGTTGTTGTTGATTACAAGAGGAGTCTCGATTTCTGCTCCGGTGGAATCCAACCTGACAAATCTCAAATCAGGGTCTGTGTTTGTGGTTATTCTATAACCCGAGCCACCGGTTCTCAACAGTTGGAGTCTTGGAGTTGAGGCATTAGTGCTTACTATTGAAAAAGTTGTAAAACCTGCCGCGGATACACTTGTATTCGTTGTGAACGTCTTAGCGCCCGCAATTGTCTGGGCTTCTGTTGTTATCACACCTGCAGTGGTGCTGTTTGCGCCAAGAATGACCGCAGCGGTTCCCGTGTCGGATGCGACCGTCACTGCGGTGCTGTTTGCGCTGAATGAAAGGTTTGTTGCGGTTGCATCAACGATGGTGTTCGCACCCGCGACACTCTTCTTTAGAAAGAGTTTGCCGTCGTATGTGTTGATTGCGAGTTCGCCCAGTTCCAAGTCTGTATCAAGAGGAACTTTCCCGGCGACTGCGCTTCTTTTGATTTTTATGGTTGACATGTGCCCTCACATTGTTAGACTATGTAGTCGTGAGATAGAAAGAGGGCTATGTAGCCCTCTCTTATTTATCAATAGGTACCGCCGTCGACTGTGTTGATTGAGACAGCGCCCGATGTTACGGTGAAGTCGGTCGCGTCGAAACTTGCAACACCTTTCACTGAAGAGGTCGCATTGACGCCCGACAGTTCAAACGTGGTCCCTTCGCCCGCGGTTCCCGTTATCGCGAGCCCGGTTCCTGCGGTGACGGTGACAGCCGCCGCGTAGTTACCTGTCGTATCTGTTCCGAGAGCAACCGAGTTCGACTGGATAGTTGTTGTGATGCTGACGTTTCCGCTTCCGTCGAACGATACTGAACCAGCAACGTCTCCGGTGAGAGATATCGTTCTTGCGGTCTGTAGAGCCGATGCTGTCGATGCGTTACCCGAGAGTGACGCGGTGATTGTGTTAGCCGCAAAGTTTCCACTCGCGTCTCTTGCAACGACCTTGTCGGCGGTTGCAGTAGATGTCGCATCAACCGCCCATGTCGCCGCCGCAGAACCGTTGTAGTTCCCACCTGTCAGGTAAGTTCCCCGCGTCAGAGTGCTCAGCGTGCCCCCGAGGGTCACACCGGATATTGTCGAAGCGGCGAGTTTCGAGACTGCTATCGCAGCCGAAGCGTTGATATCCGCGTCAACGATTGTTCCGTTCTCAATCATCGTTGATGTGACCGAGCCGGTGTCTCCTGTCGTCACGACTGTTCCCGTCACAGCCGGCAGAGTCAGAGTGTTCGTTCCTGCTGTCGCTGTTGCAAGGACCGTGATTGTTCCCGAAGTTGCACCACTGAACCGCGCGCCTGTGCCGCCGATTGTCGGAAGTGTCAATGTCTTGTTGGTGAACGTTTCGGTTCCAGCGAGAGTCGCGAGAGTTCCGGTTGTCGGAAGGGTGACGTTTGTCGCACCAGTTTGAGTCAACGTCAGTGCAAAGTTACCTGAAGTTGTAAAACTGTTTGCTGTCGATACGTTACCACCAATCGTGATAGTCCGCGCGCCGTTGTTGACGCCGGTTCCGCCATAGGTTCCACTGATGATAGAGCCGTTCCAAGTACCGGAAGTGATTGTGCCGACTGTTGTCAGTGATGCAGAACCCGCCAGAGGCGAAGCCCCGATGGTGTTATAGGATATCGTTCTTGCTGCAGCGCCGTTGAAGGTCGTCCCCGAGGCGTCACCAGTTCCGCTGTTGTTGAACGTGACGTTTGCAGAAACGTTTGTCGCGGTACCTGATAGTGTTCCATAGAAAGTGTTCGCTTGCATGTCCGCGAGTATGAAACTCGGGTCGCTCGTGTCTATGAATATTCCGGGTTCGGGTGTGTATCCTCTGAAAACCTTGAATCGGTTGTCTGTCGCATCGCGGAAGAAACCGGCATGTGCGTATGTGCCATCATCATAACCACCGACGAATCCCAAGTCAGGGTTTGCAGCAGAACGTGCAGTCGCCGTTCCACCTGAAACGTATGTTCCCGTCGCGGTGTTGTTGACGGTGAACGAAGAACTGTTCGATGCTACGATTGTTTGGTTTGTCAGGTTGTAAACAGATGGATCAACCCCTGTTATCGAAACCGTCATACCGTTGTCGAATGTGTTTGTTCCCGAAACTGTATAGACCACATTCGCGCCGTTGCCGACTACGTTTGTGATCGTCTCAGTTGCAGGCTCATTCAAGTAAATCAGGTTGTCTTGAACAGCCAGTTCCTGTGCGGATATCGTTATCGTCGTGCCTGAGACTGTCAAGTCGCCATCGATGATAACATCCCCGGTAGCACTGACGTTTCTGAATATGACGTTCGCGGTAGTTGCAACATCCTGCCCAATCGCGATGGTCGGTGTAGAACCTTCGGACGCGCCGTTTGTTACAGTGACACCAGTGCCTTGTGTGATAGAAGCGACGTAGTTACCTGTCGTATCTGTTCCAAGAGCAACCGAGTTCGGTTGGATTGTCGTTGTGATTGTGACGTTGCCAAGGTTGGTCATCGTCGCGGAGCCGGAAACGTCACCCGAGAGAGTGATGGTCGGGTCGTTCACATTGAAACTGAAAGTCCCGGCTGTGTCGTCATACGTTATCGCGAGCCCGCTCTGAGTGCCGCCTGAGAATGCAGAAGCGATGGCATCCTGCGCGGCTTCGTTGAAGTCAGTCACTTGAGAAGCAGGAATCGCAATCGTTGTCGAACCTGCTGATGTCAATCTACCTTGTGCATCAACAGTAAATGTCGCGACGGCAGTCGCAGAACCGTATGATGATGGAGTGACAGCCGTGTTGTCGAGGTTGAAGGTCACGGTGTTCGATGTGACTACCGAGGTCAACCCGGTACCACCAAGGAATCGGAGTGTTTCGGAAGAAAGAAGGATATTGTCGGTACCCGAGTCGCCCGAGATATTCAGACTTCCGGTCGAGTTGCTATTGAAGTAACCCAGAGTCACAACATCGGAGTCAACTGTCGGGTTGGCGACATTCGTTATTCTCTTTCCGGATGCATCTATTATACCAGTACCGTTTGGCGAAAGAACAAGGTTGCCGTTGGTGTTGGTTGTCGATATGGTGTTTCCGTCGAGTGTGATATTATCGACAAGAAGTTCGTTCAGTTTCTTGTTTTCGTCAACTATCAGCGCGGATGAAGCCGTGGTCGTTCCTGCAACATGGTCGAGCATCGCGGTGAAATACTTACCGCCTATGACTTCGATGTTCGCGGCGACCCCGCCCGTTTCCGTTCCGGTTCCTATGTAGAGTCTGTCTCCCCCGTTCGACTGAGTCCCGGCGAGGAACGAATACGCCATTTCGCCTTGTGCGAGAGCCGGCGGTGAACCTGTGACACCTGATCTTTTCGTTCTTATGATAGCCATCAGAAATGACCTCCGTTAAAGTTTGTGTTTTCTTTTTCTATCAGGGTTGTGGCTTGCCATTTCTGCGCGGCCCCGTCATACACTAAAAGGGCCCCGTCCGCCAACTGTGATATATCAACATCACCCAAATCAGTCAAGTTCAGGTCATTGGACCTGACATTGTAGTTTGTGACAAGGATTTCCTGCTGCGGAGTAACTTTCGCCTTAGTTACTCCATTGGGTGTTACTATGGCTCGTATATTGGTCATTTCAGATTCTCGTTATGTTTGGCGTGACAGTAACGATACCTTCGACCACTCTTGTTATCGTGTTTGCATTCGACCTGATTTCCACATCGTAAAGGTAACGCCCGGGTTCTATTCCGGCAGTCGTTGCGTTTCCTATCGACAGTGTTATCTTGCCGCCTGCGCCATTCGTTGATGTCGAAAAAGTGACAGCAGAGGAAGACGCATAGTTCTTCCTCATCTGAGCGGTCACTGAATAACCGGTCAAATCGAATACTTGCCCTTCCGCGTTGACCAAATCTATAGTTGCACTGAAATCCGCGCCTTGATCGATTACTAGATTTGCCTTGACTGCCATGGAAAACTCCCTACTTTCTAGGGTTATTTATCAGTTTCAACCTCGGGGTGGGACTGGCCATGTAACGCTTTGTGGAAACCCAGTTTGTTCCGGAATATCCCGCAAAGCCTGTCGATAGATTGCCCAAGCATTTCGGTCAACTGGCGCGTCCGCCAGTTGAGTCCAATCTGATTTTGCGAGAAGTCGATTTCTCTTGTCTCGAATCTCGTTTTCTGATAGAGGTTCTTCGAAAGAAGGTGCAGCCTCTTCGATGACTTGAGTTGTGTCATCACTGATATTGAAGACTCTTATCGTCATATTGTGTATCCTATTCTTACTCTGCCGCTATCGAATGTGTTTGTGTCGGTTCTGGTGAGACGTATTCTGTCCAGAACGTTCCCCGAACCCAATGTTATTGTTCCGCCACCTGACAAGGCGCCTGTGGTGTTGCCTGACGAAGTTCCCGCGTGAGAAGAGACCCACGCATTCACACCAAAACTCGCTCTGTAAAGTTTGACCACTGCGTTACAACTGTCTGCCGGGTCTGCCAATCTCACTATGAAGCCGGCCGTCGATGTTGCAACGTCTTGCCCCGTCGATCTCAAATCGGCACTGGTAGATGTATAGCCGGTGGAAATGGGCCCCGATGTGTTGCCGACCTGGATGAGCAGGTTGTCCGTTCCACTCAAACTGATGCCATTGAGAACTATGATGATTTCTGTCGCTTCGGTTGGTATACCCGTGAAGTCGTAAGCCGTGCCGGCGTCCGCGGTTCCTATCGGAGTATACCACTGTGTTCTTCCGAGTTCTGCGATAGCCTGCGCAGTCCGAAGAGGCGTCATGATCTTCGTATTGTCAGTGCCTGCCTCCGCTTGGGCTTGAGACGCAACGATAGCGCCTGTTATCGTCCCCGGTGAGTCGATGCCTCGGGTGAGAACTATGTTGCCCGAGTCTTCCGGTATCTGCATAACAGTGTCAACAGAGTTCGAAGAGTTTCTTCTGAATACTCTGAAAGTGTTTATAGGGCTAACATCGATGTTCCAAGTGTTTGCGCTTTCGACTGTGAATGACAAGTTATTCGCATAACCTAGAATGATTTGCGCGCCTTCAGTTGCGGAACCTCTTATCGCGGAATATCCGTTTGTTATGGTGTAGGTGCCGAAAGTCTTCACACCTCCTATCGTTTGGTCACCCGATGTTCTGACAACGGTATCGTCAACGGCGACCGCGTCAGCAGTAACCGATATACCGTCTCCTGCGCCGACGTTGAGAGTTCTATTCGCAGCGAGAGTGCCTCCCCCGGTCAATCCGTTGCCTGCTGTGATTGTGACCGTTGTAGGAACCATCGTCCCCGCAACAAGAGTCACGTCGCCTGCGGTAGGTATCGTCAGGTTGGTGTTCGATGTCTTGTTACCAGTGACGAATCTCACTGCATGACTCGAGTCATCATCGAATATAGCGAAAGAACCCGTTCCCGGCTTTACTTGAACGTCCGCCGCGCTGATGCCTGTATCAAGAATGATCGCTCCAGAGCCTTTTGTATTGAAGGTCAGAGGAACGTTTGTGTCATCCCCCGCTGA